GATCCGCTCACCGGCCTCGAGCTCGCCTACGCCCAGTGCGCACGGATGGTCGCCGTCCTCGGCATCCTGGTTTCCGAGCGCGACTCGCTGCTCGGACTCAACCGCTTCGACGAGTACGTCGTGCATCCGCTCACCGCGCTCTATGGCGAGTGGGTCGACCGCTACGCCCGAGTCCAGAAGCTCGCTCTCGACGCCGGTATCGACGAGCGCCGCACATCCATTGCCGAAGCCGACACCGAGCGACTCTTCGGTGCGGTGGTCAACGCTCTCGACGCCGCCGGCCTGACGCCGGCGCAGGAGGCGACCTTCCGTGCTGCACTCGCCGCCAACCTCACCGCAATCACCGGGCCGGCCTGACCCGCTCGTCGGCCTGGCCGAGCGCTTCGCCCCGCCGCCCGTCGACGTATTCGCCGAGCTCGGCTACGTGCCCACCGCCAAGCAGCAGCAGTTCCACGACGCGGTCGAGTGGGACGTGCTCTACGGCGGCGCCGCCGGCGGAGGCAAGACCAAGGCGATCCTGCTCGACGCCATCCGAGACTGCGTGCGTTACCCCGGCATCACCATCGCAGCGTTCCGCCGCACCTACCCCGAACTCGAGGAAAGCCTGATCGCCGAGCTCGAGGCGATCGACTTCGCCCAGGCCGTCGGCGCCGGGCCCGCCCGCTACAACACGACCAAGCACGACCTGCGCTTCGCCAACGGTTCGCTCATCCGCTTCCGCTATGCCGAGACCGTAAAGGACGCTACCCGCCGGCAGGGCTCGGAGATCCAGAAGCTCATCGTCGACGAACGCACCCAGGTTCCGCCGGGCGTCGTCGAGTACCTCGCCACCCGCCTGCGCTCCGGCAAGCCCAACGTCCCCGTGCTCGGCATCCGGTCGGGCACCAACCCGGGCGGCATCGGACACGCAGACGTCAAGGCGAACTTCGTCGATGCCACCGACAACGGCGCTCACATCGTCACCGACGACCGCGGCCGCTCGAGGCGCTTCATTCCCGCCAAGGTCGGCGACAACCCGCACGTCAATGTCGAGTACGAGCGCGACCTCGACGCCATTGCTGACCCACACCTGCGCGCCGCCCTCAAGGACGGCTCGTGGGACACCTTCGCCGGCCAGTTCTTCGCCGAGTGGTCACGTGACCGCCACGTGGTCCGCCCCTTCGAAATCCCCAAGACGTGGCGCCGCATCGCCGGCGTCGACTGGGGATTCGCTGCACCGTGGGCCGTCGAGTGGGCGGCGATCGACGGAGACCGCAGGGTCTGGGTCTACCGCGAGCTCTACGACACCGAGGTCGGCGAGCACGACCAGGCCAAGCGCATCCTGACCGCCGAGGGCGCGCTGACCGCCGACGGCAAGGTCGCTCGATTGCCGGGTGACCGCATCGATGTACGTGTCGCCGATCCTTCGATGTGGGGCCGGCGCGGTGATGCCACGCCGATCGCCCAGGTCTACGCCGGCGAGGGGTGCCACCTGTTGCCGGCCGACAACGACCGCGTCAACGGCTGGCAGCGCGTGCACAGCTACCTCGCCGAAGGCCCGGCGTGTCGCCTTCACCGTGCGCTGGGTTGGGAGACCTGCCCATGGCTCCACGTGTTCGAGACCTGCGTAAACGTCATCCGCACACTGCCGGCGCTGCCGCACGACGACAAGAAGCCCGAGGACGTCGACACCGACGCCGAGGACCACGCGCCCGACGCTCTTCGCTACCTGTTGATGCGGCTGTCGGTTCCGCAGGCGGCCAAGGAACGTAAGCCCGAGCCCGAGACCATCCAGGAGCGGATCGACACGCACCTGGCCGAGCGCATCCGCAACAAGCGCCGGCGGTCCGGCGCCGTCATCGGCTCGTAGCCGCACTCAACGATCGGAGCGCCCATGCGCGACATGCTCGACGACACACTCAACTCACTGCAGACGGCCGCCGCCGCTACCGGCAACGGCACGCAGCTCGATGTGCACGGCTACGCCGCCGTCGTGGTCCAGGTCACCGGCACGTTCTCGGCGACGCTGACCCCGGAGATCACCCTCGACGGCACCAACTGGGTGACCGCCGAGGGCATCAAGGTCGCCGACAGCTCGAGGGCGTCGACGGTGACGGCCGCTGGCATCTACGTGTTCCCGGTGCTGGGGTGCGAGTATTTCCGGCTCCGGGTCTCGGGCTACGTGTCGGGCTCGGTCACAGCCAAGGCACGCGGCATCAGCGGCGCAGCGGGTGCGCTGATGCCCGATGTGCAGCTGTCGACCGGAGCGATCACGGTCGGCACCGTCGACCAGGGCGCCGCCGGCTCGGCATCGTGGAAGGTCACGCAGGCGACGAACACCGCCGGCGTGGCCACACACACCGCCGACAACACGGTGACCAACGCATCCGAAGCGATCCTCGCTGCGAATGTCGACCGCAAGGCGGCGATCATCCAGGTCGTCAGCGGCGGGAATGCCCGCGTCGCCATCGGCGTGACCGCTACGACGACACTCGGGGTACAGCTCGCCGCCGGCGGCCCGCCGCTCATCCTGCAGGCGCCGTTTTGTCCCACCGTTGCGATCAACGCCATTCGCGAGGGCGCCAGCGACGCGGTGATCCAGGTCGTGGAGATCGCATGACGGTCGAACTTGGTGGAAGGCCGGGGGTGTCACCACGCCAGGTCGCCCTCAACCCCCTCAGCGGGTTCACGAACGTGTCCGGTGCATGGACGCCGGGCTTCTCGACGGTGCTCTACAAGGGCGGGTACCTCCTCAGTCCCAACAACGTCGGCGACGCGGTGTCGTGGCTCGTCGCCCTCGAGGCCGGTACGTACACGCTCGACGCCTACCTGTGGAAGCAGGTCAACGGCGGCACGATCACGGTCAAACTCGATGGCGTCAGTGTCATGGGAACGATCGACGCTTATGACGCAGCCGGCACCAGCGACAAGGTCAGCCAGGCGGGCATCGTCGTAGCCAGTCCCGGCCTGCACACGCTGCGTGTCGACGTCATCGGCACCAATCACGGCAACCAGAACGTGTACCTCCTCGAGTTCGTCTTCACTCGGACGGCCTAACTCGTGGCGACGGCGGTCCTCAGCAACGTCATCAAGGACCCGTCCGGCACAGCGGTCGCCGACGTCGTCGTCAACATCCGACTCTGGCCGGGGATCGGCTTCCGCGAGTCGGACAACTCCGAGATCGCCCAGCTCGTCAGCGTCATTTCAAACGGATCCGGCGCCTGGTCGGCTCCGCTCGAAAAGACTGACGACATCTTCCCAGAGGGGAGCTACTGGCAGGTCGAGGAACAGATCCCAGAGGACAGGGGCGGCCCCAAGCAGTGGCTGTGCGCGCTGACCGCGAACTCGACGGTGGCGGCCGCTCGGGTCAATCCGGTTCTCGCCACTGGGCTGACAACGTTTCTTACTCAGGTCCAGGGCGATGCTCGATACATCCAGCAGATCGTCGGCACCGCGCTCGCGGGGCGCGGTGCCTTCGCCGTCCGGCCGGCTTCGGGGACGGCGGGCCAGATCTATGTCGCTGAGGACATCAACCGCTGGTACGAGTGGAGCTCGACGTCGGGTCGGTGGATTGCTCCTGACGAGGCGCTCGGCTTCAACCCGCAGGACTACGGCGCCCTCGGCAACGGCGTTGCCGACGACGGCCCTGCCATCACCTCCACCTCTCTTGCCGCGGGCACCGGCGGCATCGTCCGCTTCCCCGAGCTCGTGTTCCGCATCGTCACCCCGGTCGTCATCTCCGCTTTGGGGAACCAGCACTGGATCGGTACGCGATCCAACACGACGACGAGCGGGTCGATCATCCGCTGCTCGACCAATGGCATCGCTGCGGTCACTCAGCTCGACGGTGGCTTCACCTTCTCGAACCTCAATTGGGACCTCACCGGCACGTCGACCTCAAAGGCGCTCGTGCTCGGCAACTCCTCCACGCTGGCCTCAGGCGGCAAGATCCTCAACTGCGGTTTCTTCGCCTGCTACCACGCGATCTCACTTCGCCACTGCTCGGACGTGCTGATCCAGGGCGGCAACTTCGAGGCGAACGTCATCGCCATCGCCGCCGTCGACACCGGCACCTACATCCCAGACGACCTCGCCGGCGGCACCATCCAAGCCGACCAGATCCAAATCCTCGGCAACGCCTTCTACCGCAACAGTCAGTCGATCGAGTTCGACTACGGCGTGGACGGCCAGATCAACGACAACTTCTTCCTGCAGGACGACGGGCCCGCTTACGGGGGTGGAGCGCCGAGCATCTTCTTGAACACGGCGAACTGCAACCGCTTCACCGTCGCGAACAACAACGGCGACACCCTCGGCGGGCTGTTCGTCAACATCGAGATCTCCTCGTACCACGCGATAACCGGCAACGTCATCCGCAACTGCAAGCGGGGTGGCATCCGGGACAACGGCGGGAACAGCGTCATCTCACACAACGTGCTGTTGACCGGCAGCGCCATCGCCGCCAACACGCACGACGGCATTCTCTTGTCGGGCAACCGATCGGTGGCGATCGGCAACTACGTGAGCTCGGGGTGGCGCTACTGCATGCACGTCACTGGCGGCAACAACACCTACGGAATGAACGTCTTGATCAACGCTGCGACGGCGTCGATCAACGACGTGGGCAGCGGCAGCAAGCGGTTGCTTAACGACATCGCCGAAGGGGTCTCCCGGATCATCGGCGAAAAGCTCATCGTCACTTCGGGCATCGGCGTGGGCGCCGGCGTGCTGACGGCAGCGACGACGCCCGGTTCGGTCGTGAAGAAGATGCAGATCTTCGACGACACCGGGGCGTCGGCCGGCTTCATCCCGGTCTACAACGCCATCACCTGAACCACGACCCGCCGGCTAGTACCGCCGCGGCCACTGATCGGAGCCGAACACCATGCCCGTAACCGTTGTCGACACCTATCCCGACGGCACCGCGAACGGGGGCTGCTGCTACGTCTGCGGCGCCGCGCAGCGCACGGTTGACGGCGGTGTCCTCGAGCGCGTCGTCGACCTCGGCATCACCATCGAGTACGAGGGGCACCTGCTCGCTTGCGAGTCCTGCATCACCGAGGCGGCACGAGGGCTCGGGATGTTGACGCACGGCGAGGTCGAGGCGCTCGTCGAGAGCGTGGCGTTCAAGGACGCCGAGATCGCATCGCTCGAGAAGCGGGCGCACGAGGCGGAGGAGGCCTTCGAGGCCATCCGGCGGCACGACTACGGCGCCGGAAGCGCCGCGGTGTCGTGGGCATCTGGGGGCAATGGAACACCCGACAACGACAAGGAGAGCGAAGTGGGCAAGAACGAGGAGTACGACAAGAACAACGCGGTGACGCCGGCCGATGTGCAGGACACCGCGCAGGACTGGGACCACGCAGCGGCACCCGCACAGGGCACCGTTGAGCGGGCTCCGGAAGGCCTCGCCGACGGCGGGCCGCCCAAGGGTGAGAACGCCGACGACGCGCCGACGCAGATCACCAAGGCCAAGATGGACGAGCGCGGCGTCGAGGTGAAGGTCCCCGAGCCCCAGGCCGACCCGGAGAAGCGGGCACTGCGCGACGGCGGGACGCCGCCGCCGGCCGAGGACAAGGCACCGGCCAAGAAGGCCACGCGTGCCACGAAGGCGGCCAAGAAGTCCTAGTGGTCTACGTCCTCGCTGCCCTCCTCGTCGCCTCGTGGGTGACGCAGCTGATCCGTGAGCGTCAGGTCGCCGTCGAGAGGCGGCGACTGCTCAACGCGGCAATGGCCCGCGACGCGGCCGAGCTCGTCACCCTCGAGCGGATCGACCAGCGGCCCCGCCGCCGGCGCCCGCGCAAGGACGACGACGACGAGGCGGGCGACACCCAGCTCGTCGGTCTGGCCTAGTCGATGGCCAAGCCGATGACCGCGGCCGAGTTCATCGGCCAGGGCAGCGAGACACCGACGACTTCCGAGCTCACGAGCCAGATCAGCGCGGGCAAGGTCAAGGAGCTCTACGACAAGGGCACCAAGGCCACTCGCACCGAGACCCGCAACCTCTGGATCAACCGCAGCTTCCTGGGCGGCGAGCAGTGGATCGTCTGGAACGATCAGCAACGCCGCCCGCAGACAGCATCGCCGGACCCCGACGGTCGGCTTCGCATCACGATCGACCGGCTCCTGCCGTGCAGCCGCACCATCATCGCCAAGCTGCTCCGCCGCCAGCTCGTGTTCCAAGTGCCGGCGACGAGCAGTGACGACGATGCGAACCGCGGGGCCCGGAAGGCTCAAGCGGTTCTCGCTCACTGCGCCCGGGATCAGAACTGGGAGGGCCTGCGCGAGGAGGCCGGCTGGGCGATGTGGCAGGGCGGCACCGGCCTGCTGTGCCTCGACTGGGACGCGGCGGCCGGCCAACCGCTCGGACAGACCGTCAACGGCCGCGACTACGGCACCGGCGACGTCTGCGCGACGGCTCTCGCCGTCAACGAGGCGACGACGCAGCCCGGCACCCGCGACATCGAGCGGGCCCAGTGGTGGATCAAGTCGGTGGCCCTTCCGCCCGAGGTCGTGCAGGAGACCTATCGCCTGCCGAAGGTGCCGAAGCCCGACGCCTCGGCTGCGCTCTCACCGCTGCAGTTCAAGCTGCTGCGTTCGGATCGCAGTGACTCGCCGATGTCGCTCACGTTGGTGCTCACCTACTACGAGCGGCCGAACCGCAACAACAAGGCCGGCCAGGTCGCCGTCGTCGTCGACGGCCGCGTCGTTCAGCGCGGTGCGTGGCCGTTCCCGTTCAAGGACCGGCTCAACGTCGTCGCCATGCGCGAGACCCGCATCCTCGGTTCGTGGACCGGCGACACGGTGCTCAGCAAGGCGGTCAGTCCGCAGGTCGCGCTCAACCACGTCTACTCCTCGATCGTCGAGCACTCCAAGAAGGCCGGCAACGCCCGGCTCTTCGTCCCCGAGGGCAGCCTCGACATCATCGACTCGCTGTCGGACGAGCCCGGCGAGGTCGTGCCGTATCACGCCGCTCCCGGCATCCCGCCGCCCGGCTACCAGTCGCCGCCGAACCTGCCCAGCTACCTCGAGAACCTCGTCGGCCGCCTCGAGGCCGAGATCGACGACATGTTGGGCGTCCACGACATCAGCCGCGGCGAAGCGCCGTCGGGCGTCCACGCCGGCGTTGCACTGCAGCTGCTCTCCGCCCAGGACGACACGCCTCTCGGCCGCATGGCGAAGGAGATGGCGGAGGGCTTCGGTCGCTTCGCCACGCTCGTGCTGCAGACCTACGCCGCCAAGGTCAAGAACACCCGCAAGGCGCGCGTGCAGACCAACGGTCAACGCCCCGAGGAGGTCAAGTGGACCGGCAGCGACCTGTCGGATCAGACCGAGGCCGAGGTGCCGCTCGAGGCCGTGCAGCCGCGCAGTCGCGACGCTTCGTTGCAGTTCGCGCTGCAGCTCAAGCAAGAGTTCCCCGACCTGCCGATGCGGGTCTTTGCCACGATCGCCGATCTCCCCGGCACCGACGATCTTCTCGCCGGCGTGAGTCCCGCAGTCGAAAAGGCGCGACGTGAGAACCACGAGCTCGCCATCGGCATCGTCTGCATCCCCGCCGACTTCGACGATCATGCCCTGCACATCGAGGAGCACAACCGCTTCCGCATGAGCGAGCGCTACGAGTCGCTCCCGCAGGCCGTCCGCAACATCGTCGACGATCACGTCCAGGCGCACGAGACCAAGGCCGCCGAAGAGGCCGCTCTGCAGCAGGCCAAGGCCAGCGTGCATCCCGCTCTCGCGGCCGCCGCACAGGCCGGCCAACCGCCCGGCTCGATGGGCGGACCGAACGCTTTGCCGTCGCCTCCACCGATGCCGCCCGGCATGCCGCCGGAGATGGCCGCACCTCCTGGCGGCGACGCACCTCCGCCCGATCTGGCCCTACCACCGCAGTAACCCGACAACCCGAAAGGACCAGCCCCGATGGCTGAACCCAGCATTGACGACGTTCTCGACCGACTCGAGGACGAGATGCCCGACGACGACGCCGAGCCGACACCCGCGGCCCCAGCGGCCGCTGCGGAGCCGCCGGCACCAGCCGAGCCTGCCGAACCTGCTGCACCGGCGCCAGCTGCGACCGAGCCTGCCGGCGACAGTTGGCTCGACACGCTCCCGCCCGAAGCCGCCAAGGAGATCCGCCGCCTCCGCGGCGAGTCGCAGAACTACCGCCAGCGCGCCCAAGCCGCCGAGTCGGCATTCGCCGGTCTCGACGAGCCCGACCGCGCATACATGATCGACCTCGTCCGCAAGACGGGCGACTCCGATCCGGCGGTGCGCCGCGAGGCCGCTCAGGAGTACCGGGCGATCGCCGAGTATCTCGCCGGCGAGGGCATCGACATGGGTGGCGACGACGGTGGCGCCCAGCAGCAGTACCTCACTGCGGATGATCTCAACCGTGTGCTCGACCAGCGCGAGCGCCAACGGTCGATCGAGATGGCAACGCAGGGCGTGATCGACGAGGCGAAGGGCCTCGGCTACGACACCGAGTCGCCCGAGTACATCCAGTTGCTGTGGATCGCCAACAACCGCACCGGCGGCGACATCAAGGCCGCACACGCCGAGGTCCTCGCCGAGAAGCAGCGGTGGGTCGACCACTACCTCGCACAACAGCAGGCCGCCGCCGACGGTGGCGTGACGCCGGCACCCCCGACGGGTGTGGCGCCATCCGGCCAACTCGAACCACCGAAGAGCCTCGCCGAGGCAAAGGCGGCGATGGACGGTTTCCTCGACGCACAAGGCATCGCGTAGCCGGCTGATCCGGCACGCCCCCGAAGTTCTCCCAGAGCGGCCCGATGCCGCTGCCGCAGGTCCCTGGTGGATCGATCCGGCTCCTGGAACCAGCAACCCCACGAGCTGACGCGCACACGCGCGTCCAACCACCAAGGAGCAACTACCGATGGGCCTTTCACTGTCCACCGCGTCCGCCGCGCTCAAAGAGTTCTACGAGCCCGGCATGCGCGAACAACTCAACAACGACATCCCGCTGCTCGCGCAGCTCGAGAAGAACACCGAGGACATCGAGGGCAAGCGAGCGGTCCTGTCGCTGCACACTCGACGCAACTCCGGTGTCGGCGCCCGCGCCGAGCTCGGCACCCTGCCGACCGCTGGGAACCAGGGCACGGCCGAAGAGCGCGTGCCCACGCTGCAGAACTACGGCCGGATGCAGGTCTCCGGTCCGACGATCCGGGCCATGCGCACCAACCGCGGCAGCTTCAAGCGAGCGATCGCCATGGAGTCCGAGGGCCTGGTGCGCGACCTCAAGCGTGACGTGAATCGTCAGGCGTGGGGCACCTCAGACGGCGTCATCGCCACCTGTGGCACCACGTCCGGCGCCGTAATCGTCGTGCTGGCCGCGACCACCTCGGACGTCAAGCTGCGCCAGCTCGAGGTCGGCATGGTCATCGACATCGCCGACACCGCAGACCCGCCGGTGATCATCACCAACGGCTCGGCCCGGACGATCCAGTCGGTCGATACGACCAACAAGACCGTCACGATCGACGCCGCCGGCGGCAACGTCACCACCTCGAGCTCACACCGGATCTACCGGTCGGGTGCAGGCGGCGGCGGCGCATCCCAGAAGGAAATCACCGGCATGCAGTCGATCGTGGCTTCCTCGGGCACGCTGCACAACGTCAACCCGACCGTCGACCCCTCCTGGGTGGCGACGGTGGACTCCAACGGCGGCACCAATCGCTCGCTGTCGGAGAACCTGATCGCCAAGGCGATGCAGAACGCACAGATCCTCGGCGGCGGCTGGGCCAAGATCCTCATCGGATCGCCCGGCGTCATCCGTGCGCTGTCGAACCTGCTGACGAGCCTCAAGCGCTTCCCTGGGACCACCAACCTCAAGGGCGGCTATTCGGGTCTCGACTTCACCGCCGGCGGCCCCACGATCCCCGCCGTCTGGGACCGTGACTGCCCGGCAAACAGCCTCTACGGACTCGACACCGATCACCTCACCGAATACCAGATGAGTGATTGGGAGTTCATGGAGGAGGACGGCAACGTGCTCAACCGAGTTGCCAACGTCGACGCCTACGAGTCGACGCTCTTCAAGTACCACGAGGTGGCGACGGACAAGCGCAACGCGCACTTCGTCATCAAGGACATCACCGAGGCCTAGGCCTCACCACCGCACGACTGACGGGGGCCCCTTCGGGGGCCCTCGTCGCGCGGTCCGACCTTTCTCTCGCACAAGGAGCCAGATATGGCAGCAGCTGCAGTCGTTTCCCAGCAACTCAATGTCGTCGGCAACCGGCGCGTTGTGTCGGCGCTGCTCACGGCGCCGGCCGACACGAACACATGGGACACCGGTCTCGTGTCGATCGACAACGTCCAGATCACAGCGGCATCCGCGTCGACCGTGGCCGCCGACTCGATCGCAGTGGACTCGATCTCCGGCGGCGTCGTGACCTTCCAGGTCGCCGGAACCGCCCGCGACTGCTACGTGCAGGCCGTCGGGATCTAGGTGCACCGCGAGGCGACCCTCGGCAGGGTCGATCACCCCGACCCACTGCGCCTCGACACCGGGCGCGAGCTCGAGCTCATCGTCGACCCCCTGGCGGACAAGCTCGCCAAGGGTGACTCGATCCTCGGGTGGGAAGGCGACGAGCGCCTGGCGCTCTACGTCGATCGGCGCGGCCGAACCTGGGAGCTGTTCCGGCTCGAGCACGACGGTCTCTACCGGGGCGTCATGCGCTTCCCGGCCGAGCAGTGGCGCGGCCCCGATGTCGTCGCCGAGATGATCGTGCAGCTCATCGCTTCCGACACGCGCCGAGGCTTCGACCCGTTCGCTGCGATCGAGCGTCACCAAACCGAGCTCGAGCGCGCCAAGGCGGCCGAGCGTGAGGCCTTCTACGACGAAGCCGCCGACCGGCTCGCCCACGGGCTCATCAAAGACGGCGTCGACTGAGCGATGAACCGAGCCCAGCTGCGCGAGGCGACCTACGACAAGCTCGGTGTCGACTCGACCGACCCGCGCCTTGGCACCGCTCGCATCGATCGCCTTATCAATGAGGCGCTGCACTGGATCGAGACGGACAAGGACTGGCCGTGGCTAATGACGTCGACGACGTTTTCGACTGCCGCCGGCACCGGCGCCTATACCGCTCCGACTGACTGGCTGCGCACCCGCTCACTGCGTATCGCCGACTACTCGCCGCTTGAGGTCCGATCGAGCGAGGAGCTCGACTACGACTACCCGCTCTCGACCGAGCAGGGCGTCCCGACTGCCTTCGGCTTCGAGGGGGACCAGCTGCTGCTGCGCCCGCTGCCGAGCGGCGTTTACACCGTCACACACCGCTACGTGCGCATGGAACCGGACCTCAACAACGACGACCAGTCGCCCCTGATGCCCGCCAGCTTTCACCCGGCGATCGCCGAGGTCGCCGCCTATCTGTCCCTCCGTCGCACCCGGGAGGAGGAACGGGCCGCCGTCGCTTTCGCCGCCTACAAGGACTGGCACGAACGGATGGTCGACAACCGCCGGCGGACCCAGGGCACTCCCAGTGTTCGGATTCGTCCGGGCGGCTGGATCTAGATGCCGCGCCGGGTCGTCGTTTTCGATCGTTTCGATGCCGGAGAGTTCGGCCTGCTCGGCGAGCGCGAGGCACCTCGCGGCTCATGGACCGGCAAGAACGTCCTGCGTTATATCGACGGTTCGATCGGCCCCCGCAGCGGCCTTGTCGATATGGCCACGACGAGCACGCCCACGGGCGCCGTCGCCGGCTTCGGCCACAACCCGAGCGCCGGCAAGGTGTGGTTCGTCATCGGCCGGAACGTGTACCAGGTCACCGATGCACCCGGAAATGCCGTCGTCACCGTCGGCACCAACGTCATCACCGCGACACCGACCAACCGTGTCCGCGGCATCGACACGACGTACAACACCACCGCCTTCGCCGTGCTCGACGACCAGGGGTACTACATCGACCACGCCGGCGCCGCCTGCACTGCGCTGACGCAGATGCCCGGCGGCCGCACCGCCGCTCGCCTGGGTGATCGCTACGTCACGGCAGGCAAGTCGGCCAACCCCAACCGCGTGTACTTCTCGGCTCCCGGGCTCGTCGACACCTGGGACCCCACCGACTACTTCGATGTCGGCGGGCCCTCGCCAATCACCGGCCTTCATGGCAGCGGCTCGCGTCTCGTGATCGTCAAGGCCGAGGGCTCGTGGTGGGTGCTCACTGGCGTTCCTGGCGTCAATGACGTATTGCGCGAGATCGTGCGGGGCGCGTCACCGTCACCCGACGCCATCGCTGCGGTCACTCGCCAGGCTGTCGCCGGCGACGGCAAGGTGTGGTTCCTCCCGTACAACGGCGAGTACCCGACCGTGTTCACCGGCAGTCCTGGAATGCGGCACGAGGACTACCTGACCCTGACCAAGAACGGCGACACGTTCCCGGACTCAGGCACGCCAAAGATCGGCGTCACCGGCCTGCTGATGCCCGATGAGATGTTCTTCGCCACTGGCGCCAACAGCGGCAGCTACGACAACCAGGGCCTGCTGCTGCACAACGGCGTGTGGTCGAGGCACACGTTCGGCAAGAACATCTCCGGTTGGGTGGAGGGCCTCAACGACACCTACCGGCGCGTGTTCCTCACCGACGGCGGCGCCGGCGGCGTTGCGCCGAAGTTCTACATCTGGCACTACGGCAACACCCGCCCGCCGTTCGCCGCCAACGCCTATGAGAAGAACACGGATGCGGGGACGGCGTTCACATCGGAGTTCACCCTGCCGGCCTGGTGGCACGAGGTCGAAGGCGAGTTCCTCGTCGCCGGCGTCACCGTCGAGTTCCGCAAGTGGGCGCATGGCTACGGCGGCAACAACAGCTTCACGGTCGAGGTCACTCCGTTGCACATCGACGGAGGCGAGGGCGCGGTCGTCAACGACACATTCACCGAATCAGCCGCGACGCCGACTGGTGGCGTCGCTGGTCAAGACGATGCCTTTACGGCCACGTTCGCCGACGACACCGCATCGGGCGAAGGCGTGCGAGTGAAGATCACGGGCATCGTCGGTTGTGCCATCCAGAAGGTGCGGGTGCTGCTCGACGAACGTCCGCAGCGATCGGTGGATTCGAGTGCCTAGCGGTAAGGCGCTCGTCACGTTCGCCGATTTCAGTGGCGGTGAGTTCGGCCTCCTGGGCGACGTCATCGCACCAAAGGGCAGCTTCACCGGCAACAACGTCGTGCGGCTCCTCGACGGCACGCTGTGTCCTCGTTCGGGTCTCGTCGACCTGGCGCCCTCGGGCATCCCCGCCGGCGTCGTCCGCGGCTTCGGCGTGCACCCCTACCAGCAGAAGGCCTGGGTCATCGTCGGAACCGCCGTGCGCGACTTCGGGCTCTCAGCGCTGTCACCGGCGTCGCGATCGCTCGGCTCGCTCGACGCCGCAGTGTCCGGCCGGATCCGCTCGGTCGTCAATGTCGGCGACTCGACGTACATCACGAACTACGGCGACAAGGTCTACACACTCGACCACGGCGCCGGGACGGTGGCAGGTGTCAGCGGGTCACCCGGCGGCCGTGTCGTGACGCTGTTCGCCGATCGCATGCTCGTTGGCGGCACCGCTGCTCATCCCAATCGGATCCAGTACTCGAGGTGGCGTAACTACACCGACTGGCCGGCGGCCGGCTTCATCGACCTGGGCTCCGCGGATTACCCGATCGTCGCCCTGTTCGGCGCAACGCATCAGCTGGTGGCGGCCAAGACCGATTTCTCGTGGTGGACGTTGGCCGGCATCCCTCCGATCTCCGAGCGTTGGGGCAAGGTCGCCCGCGGTCTGCGACCGGGCGATACCACCGCAGCGCCCACGCGCTGGGCCCTCGTAGGTGGCGAGGACACCTGGTTTGTGGCCGAGGAAGGCGACTATCCGGTGCGCGTCGCCGGTGACAAGTTCCAGCGCCTCGAGCATCTCAGTCTCACCGCTCTCACGGGGGACTACGACGACACGGGCAACACGCCGAAGGTCGGCATGGCGGGCCTGGCCAAGTCCGAGGAGCTGCTCGCGGTCACCGGCGGCAACGACTCGATCTACGACGACCAGGCGCTGCTCTTCCACCGCGGCGTGTGGACCAAGCACGCCTTCGGCAAGTCGATCTCTGGCTGGGTCGACGGCCGTGAGGACACCTCGCGACGGGCGATCATCTGCGACGGCGGCGCCGCCGGCACGGCCGCCAAGTTCTATTCGTGGAGCTACGACCTCGATCGCCCGCCCTTTGACGGCAAGACGTTCGAGTCGCTCGACGACGCCGGCGTCGCCTTCACCTCCGAGTTCACGCTGCCCGAGTTCGTCGATCCCAAGCAGAACGAGATCTCGCTCGTCGGCGTCGTCGTCGACTTCAAGAAGTGGAACCACGGCTTTGGCGGCGACAACACGATCACCGTCGAAGTGACACCGACGCACCGTGACGGCAGCGGCGACGGGGCTCCGCAATCGACGACATTCACCGAGGACGCCGCCGAGGCGTCGGTATCGGGAACGACCGATAGCCGGCGGCTGACCTTTGCCAACACCAACTTCGCCTCCGGCTTCCGGCTCAAGGTCACCGGCATCGTGGGGTGCGCCATCCAGCGCCTGCACCTCTTCTACGACACCCGCCCGGTCCAGGGCATCTGATGGCTGATCAGTACTTCGAGTACCTCACCAACACACAGGCGATTCTCGATGCGCTCGGACTCAAGAAGCTCGGCCTCGATGCGAAGATCGTCAAGGCGATCGACGGCGTCGCCGAGGCCTTCAACAACAGGGACCGCGAGCTCGAGGACTTCCTCGACGGCACGTGGGTCACCAGCGCCGGTGCGAACGACATCGCCGTCGGCACGACACCACTCAGCCGTGTCGGCTTCCAGGTGCAGGGCGGGTCAACGGTCATCACGGCGACCGCCGGCGGCGCCGACATCGTGTTTCCCAGTGCCTTCCCCCACGGCCTGGTCTGCGTTGTCGTCAGCGCCGGGGATGGACACACCGGTGGCGAGACCGTGCAGTCGGTCCAGTCGTCGAAGTCGCTGCAGGGTTTCAAGGCTCAGATCATGTCGGGCTCCACGGAACGCACAACCGGTTCGTGGCGCGTCGACTGGCTCGCATTCGGTTTCTAGGAGGACACATGGCCGCAGACGGTGGGATGTATGTAAAGAACCCGGGCGCTCCGAACACCACCGGTAGGTCCACCTACTCGCAACCGCGCCCGGAGGCGCCACCGCCGGCGAAGCCGTACACGTTTGCGGATCGCTCGCGCGAGCTGATGGCTCGCCCGGCACCCGCGACCGAACCGGCGGACTACGGCTACGCGAGCGGCGGCGGCGGTGGCTATGCCGATCCGTTCGGCGGTGCAGGGCTTGCGGGTGGCTCCGCCGGCATCGGTGCCGGACCGGCGTCCCTGGGCGCGAATCCGGCCTATCTCGCCTTCCTTCGAGCGCTGGGCGCCGAAGAGTCGGATCTGCGTGCGTCGGGCGCGAGCCGGATCGACCTGCTCAACCGTGAGCTCTCGCGTCGGCTGCCTGAGATCTCCTTCGCCGGCGAGGAGGCGCGGCGCAACATCGCCGGCAACATGGAAGCCCGCGGGCTCTACCGATCAGGTGAGACCGAGAAGGGCCTGAGCCGCCAGCGGTATGCAGAGGGGCAGGCGACGAGCTCCCTCGAGGGCACGACGGCCGACCAGGTCGCCGCGGTCAACTCCGAGTTGCAGCGGAGGTTGTCCGAGATCGCACGCCAACGCGCCGAGCAGACGCTCACGAGCGCCGGACAGAGCTACCTCGGGGCTTACTGACCAACGTGCCGGACTTGGCGCCGTTCCTCGAGCAGCTCGCGCAGCGTGTGGCGACGGCCCGGTCGGGTATCGCGGACGCTGGTATCGGCCCGGCGGCATTGTCGTCGATCCCGCACGCCGATCCTTCCGTGCTCCTCAACGCTGTGGCGACGCAACGGGCGGCTCCGCCCATCACGACGCCCTACGACGGCCATGGTGGCAATGGCACCGCTGCCGGACTGCAGAGCGAATTCCAGCGGCGGCTCAGTGCGATGTTCGCTGCCGCACCGGGCAAGCTCGGCGTCAAGAGCGGTCGCCGCTCCAACGCCGAGCAGTGGGCGCTCTGGAACCGCTCCGACAAGACCGGCAAGTACGTGGCGCGCCCGGGTCACTCGAAGCACGAGGAAGGCATCGCCGCCGACCTGGCCTACTCCTCGCCGGCACTCGTCAAGTGGGCCCACGCCAACGCCCGGCAGTTCGGGCTGTGGTTTCCAATGCAGTACGAGGATTGGCACGTCGAGCCGATCGGATCGCGGGGGTGAGCACGCAGGTCGCCGATTACCTGCGCGGGCTGCAGGAGCGGGTAGCGCTCGCCCGTCAGGGCATCAGCGGAATCGCCGATGCGCCGGCGCCACTCGCCGAGGTTCCCCGCATCGATCCCCAGCAGCTCGCGCAGTCCGTAGCGGCGCAGCAGCCGGCCGCGTCGTCGATAGGGCTTGCATCGGCGCCGGGTGGTGTCTCGTTCAAGGCCAACCTCGCAGGCCTCAACCTTTCCCCGGCCGAGGCCTGGATCATCCAGCGCGAGTCGGGCGGCA